ATGGAGCGATTCAAGAACAGCATCGAGCGATTGTCTACAGTTCGCTTTGATGATGTCGATGCATTGAGTGAACTTCTCCACACCCGTCTGGGAGAGCCGGCGCGTCAGGATCTCATGGACGAGCGGATCGCAGAACGCGGAATGCTGGGCGACCTTGAGGTGCGGAACATCAGGCTGAGAAGTGCCGCTGACAACCCCGCCCTCGCGAACCTGATTTTTGATATCGCGCCACCGAGCATTGCGCTCGAGGAAATGATCTGGGAGAACTCCACCAAACATCCACCTCGACCCGATGCGCCGGGCTCCCGGCCTTACTGGACCGCGCAGGTGAACGATGCACAGGTCGTGCTTGGGCTCGCCGCCGACAGCGTGACGCTGACCTACATATCGATCCGTCAGCACTGATCCCTGTAATTGCGAAGGAGCCGCCGCATGGAGCGTACTGAAGACGCTGGACTGCCACAGCCGCAGGAGGGAGGCCGCCCAGGAGCCGCGCGGCGTCCTGCATCGCCGTTGGATGATCCTTCCTTGGCCCCGCTTCTGGCAAAATCCCCAACACTTCAGGCGGGTCTCGCCCAGGCGAGACGCGAAGGTATCGTTGTTCAATGGGGCACAGCCGGTGAAGGCACCTACCTTGTTCCCGGCGTGAAGATCGTCATAGACGAGAATGCAATCGGGCAAGGCACCAGACTCGCACGTTCTCTTTCTCACGAAGTTGGGCACCATCTCTTCACCGAACCCTCAAACCGAGCTTCTAAGCAAGCCTATGTAGACAGCGAGTTGCGAGGAGAAGCCGCCGCGACTCTCAGCAATGTCCAGGTCCAGCGTGAAATCGTTGCGGGTGGTGGCCCAGATATTGGCGTTTCCGGCACGGGTAGCCGGCCACAACAATATGGAACCATTGCGGCAGAACTCCAGGCGGGACGAATCAACCGTAGCCAAGCACTGGGTCAGATCGCTGAGGTGTTTAAGACGGAGGCTCCGTCCGTTGGACCTCATGCGACATACGAGCTTTACTACGGCGACTTCTACGACCGGGAAATAGCACCCACGCAACGGCGGCGTAGGCCAGATCCAGAATTTGACGCCGAGCGTACGGCGGTTGCGGCCAGCCTCAGCTCGACCACCGACGACTCGCTCTCGCTGCAACGAGCTACTTTCTCAGTGGCCGAACTCGGCAACGCTGACCGCTCTCTCTACATGCAGATCAGAGCGGGTGTGGAACGCCTGGACGCCGAGAGCGGGAAGCAGTGGGATGAGTCGAGCCAGCGCATGTCCGCGAGTCTGTTGGTGCTCGCGAAGGAGCAAGGGCTTTCAAGAGTTGACCACGTTGTATTGAACAACCCGACAGAGTCCCTTGCACGTGGCGAGAAGGTATTCATCGTCGAGGGAGCGATGGACGATCCTGCCCAACGTCGTGGAACCATGAGTACGATGGACGCGCTTCGTGCGCCTGAAGCAGAGTCCCTTCATCGCGCTGAAGCGTTGGCCGCAGATCTTGAACAGCAGCCGGCGCAGCAGGTTCATGCGCAGGACGGGCTATCGTTCTCAAGGTAAGACTGTCGAGAAAACAGCTCTGCCGCCCTTCGAACCACCGGGCAGGTATCTGGAGCAGCGCAAAGAGGCGCTGAATCATGGGGATGGTGCCGCTTATCCGAATCGAACGGATGACCTACTGTTTACAAGATAGTTGAACTGAGCTTTGATATCAGCGAGTTAGATTAGATATTTTTCCCGGCGACGGTTCGTGAAACGCCTGTCATTGCTAGGGCAGAAATGCAATTTTCCCGGTGCCCACTGTGGCGCAGGCTCACTCGTTGCAGGAGCGGCGGCGCCAGTTCGCTTGTAACCTACGGGTTTGCGTCCCTGTCGCAGACCCTCCATGATTCGGCTCTCAATTGCCTAGAGAGAGAGTCAAGCCGATGACTGTGTCCGTGATTGTTTTCGAGCCATTCAAGAATGACGACAAGTTGGCGGGGTTTGAGCATGAGCTGGAGTTGCGGACCGAAAGCCACCATCGCTTCGCGGACAACGTGATTTTCGCGAAGCATGAAGGCAGCACACGCGGCCTCTACGATGCACTCAAGGCCGCAGGCCAGATGACTGGCCTCGTGCTGATCGAGGCGAAGGAAGTACAGGACAGCAGCTGGATCGTCGACGGCCAGGCGTTCGATTGGCTAAACGGTGCGCTGCCGAACTACAAGGTCTGACTCCCCGACCTCTCGGGACTCATCGTTGCCGTCTTACACACGGCAACGACGCTGGACACCGCCAGCCTCACGACGTCTGCGGTCGATTCGTCCAACGACGCCCCGTCCCCGACTTCGGCCTGCCATCGCTGGTCGACCTCGCGCCAGCGTTGACCGAGATCCCGCACTCGCCATCCAAGATCGACAACCACCGGACGTTCCCTCTGCTGGGCGAAGCCTGGGACCTAGTGCAGCGACAGCCACGGATTGCCGGCGAGAGCCGAATCTCCCCTACAACTCGAAGTCCGCAGGCACATCGTTTACGCGTGCCTGCAGCGCGCTCAAGATCGAGGATCTGTGTTTCCACAACCTGCGGCACGAAGCCACGTCGCGGCTGTTCGAGCAGGGCTGCGATATCCCCGAGGTCGCGGCGGTGGCCCTCCCCAGCTCATGGAACGAGCTGAAGCGGTACTGCGACCAAAATCCTTGCATCTCAAGGTCCCTAGCGACAAAGGAGCGCCGCGTAACTAAACCCTTTGCTGCCAACAACTTGCGGAGTCGAGGCACGGATTTTCATCTCTACCAATGCTGAACGTAAGTTAAACATTCTGACTTGACGTTTAAACACAAGATGTAGGGCTAGAAGTTTGAGAACCACAACATATGGGAGATTTCTGTGGATAAGCCTGTGCATAAAATCTCAAGAGCTTGTTCCACGGGCCATCCAATCACTTGCTCCACTACCCACAGTTCCCCACAATCTCAGCCATCCAGCCCTCCAAGTAAGCCTCCCAACCCATCAGGGGACGGCCGAACCGGGGGCTTTTTTTTGCGCTGCACCAGGGGACGGCAACTCGGATGCCAACAGCAATTCTCATCGACGGCGGCTACTTCGTTAAGCGCTTCAGGCGAATTGAGCCGCACAACGCTTTGAACGCCAACCGAGCGGCAGAGCTGGCGCACAGATGGGCCCTAGCCCACCTCAAGAGTCCGTCGGGTGACAAGAGAGATCTCTATCGGATCTTCTTCTACGATTGCCCACCGCTCACGAAAAAGATGCACAACCCAATATCAGGGAAGTGCATCGATTACTCCCAGTCTTCGGAAGCCGTCTTCAGAACGGCTCTCCATGACAAGCTCCGCCATATGCGCAAGGTCGCATTGCGCTTGGGTCATCTGACCGAATTTAGCTCTTGGACGGCAGCTCCTGAGACCCTCGATGCTCTCTTGAAGGGGCGTAAGAGCTTTGCGGACCTGACGCCCGACGATCTGTACCCCAACGTAAGACAGAAGGGTGTAGACATGCGTATCGGTATCGACATTTCCTCGTTGGCCCTGAAACGACAAGTGCGCCAGATCATCCTTATGGCTGGCGATGCCGACTTCGTCCCGGCCGCGAAACTCGCGAGGCGAGAGGGAGTCGACTTTGTGCTGGATCCTATGTGGTCTAAAACTCCGAAGGGCTTGATTGAGCACGTCGACGGAATGCGATCCGTGTGCCCCAAGCCGCCCGCACGCGCTGCCAAAGCCGTAGCTCCCAATGCACCAGGGGTAGAGAACTTGCCAGTAGTGGCGGAAGTCGCCGGCGCGGGTGCAGCGGCGAATCAGCCCCAGGCATGATCAGGCAAATCGCGCAGCACCCCACGCAAAACACCGAGCAGCTGCTGCAGGTCGCCTGACGCCCGCCGGCGGCCCTACCCCATCCAGCCGAAGGGCGGCGGGGTGTTCAACTTGGCCAGCCTGTTCGCGCGCACAACCTCCCGCCAGCGATTGATGGCTGCCACGTCCTCGCGGAGCCGTGCCTCATGCCTGGCCACCCACAGCTCAGCGCCGGCACACGCCTGCTCATAGCTGGTGCACCGCCGGGCGGGCCCACCTGGGCCATTGCGATGGCGATCCAGCAGGGCGATCCAGATCCCGTCGTCAAAGCGCTGCGACATAGCGACCACCCAGACACTGTCGCAAGCGATCACGGTCAGCGGATCACCTGGCCAGCTGGCAGAGCGTGTCGTCCAGTAGAAGTCGGGGGGCAGCGGCATGGGCGGCAGGATACGGCTGGCCGTCGCAAAGGCTGCGACAACGCGACGTGCGTCCAGTGAGAGTGCACGTGCGGAGGCGGCGGGAGATGCCAAGGCAACCTTCCGGCCCTTTAGTTGCAAAAAATCATTCGGCCATCGGGAAGTAGCAATTTATGCAATCGACGTTCTGACCGCCTATAAATTACTTATAAATCAATTATTTATCTATCTATATCAATGGCAATAATAGGGCAACCTTCGAGCAACCACATTGCCTTTTGAGGGGGCAACCTCGACAGGATTTTTTTCCCTTAAAAATCAATGACATTACATTTTTTGGCCTTGGAAATTGCTCCGAATTAACATCTTTTGCAATCCTCCATATTCATACATATCAATGACTTACGCGGGTAGACGACGGCCGATTGCAGATGTTGCTCCTTTCCGGCCCCCCCCCTCCCCCTAAACGGACACGCCGACGGCGTTCGCCACCCAGGGCGCGTAGAGAAGCCCCCTTGCGCGCAGGGAATCGCAGGGTCGGCAAGCACTCGGACACCCCGGAGAAAGCCATACATGGCCTCGCCGGGTGGTTGCTGCAGGGGGTGCAGGAAAAACACCCCATGAAGTGCGCAGGCGTGGCGGGGAGACGAGTGCGCGCGTCGGGGTCCAGACGGCAGAAACGTACGCGCATGCCCCGTTCGGTATGGTTAGGTCCGATCCTCGCCCGTCGCGCTGAATCTGTCTTGCGCTCCTGCGCCTGCCGCCCCCGCCGGGCCTCGGCCGCGCTGAATCTGTCTTGCGCTCCTGAGCCTGCCGCCCCCGCCGGGCCTCGGCCGCGCTGACGAATGTTTCGGGCGGGCGATAGCTCTTCGCTATGCTCTACGGCAGTTAGCCCAGGAGCCGTAGATGAACTACCCGTTGGATGCGTTCAAGACCGTGGTGCCGTCGCAAGCACCCTCAGGCACGCTGTTCCGCTGTCAAGGCGTGTGGGCCATCAAGGCAGACCCTGTGCAGATTCAGGGGCAAGAAGTCGGACAAATGCTGATGCTGGACGGCAGGTACCCGGGCGCCGTTGCGGTCGCGCCAGATAGGGAGGCATTGGCACTGGCGGACGGCTACGACTGGATGGTTTTTACCGACCTAATTGCAGTGGCTGTTCACGCACAGCACCTGCCCGCAGTACGCATTACTCCGAACGGTCCATTGATCTATGGCCATGCTTGGGGGCGTCGTGACGTTCTCATGGCAGTAACGCAGGGCGGTCAGCACCTGGAGGAGGCCGGCTACGACTTCTTCATTCAAAACTTCAGCATCTGGCTGGTTGACGATGCCAAGCGCCAGGTGGGGAGCCATCCACTAGTGAGGGTATCTACCCCAGCACCAGCGCTACTCTGAAAGGCTGGCCGCACCCACAAGAACGCCGCCCGAGGGCGGCTTCTCGTGTGCTTTGATGCGCGCGCGTTACGGAGAGGGCAAGCGCGACTTGGCCACATCGAAGTAGTGTCCGGTCATCTCGATGCCGGTCCAGCTGTAACCCTCGGCCTCCGCGGCCACCAGGGTGGTGCCAGAGCCGGCGAACGGATCAAGGATGCGTCCACCCTGCTCGCAGATGCGCACCAACTGGCGCATCAAGTCAGTGGGCTTGCCGGTCAGGTGGTGCTTGTCGGCTTTGCGTACCGCCTCGCGGAACACGCCTGGCAGCGTGGGCGCCGCCCGCCCCAGCGGCATCCCGCCCTTGCTGCCCCAAACGACGTACTCAGCCTGGTTGGAGAACCGGCCGCGCTGCGGCCGCACGCCGCCCGTCTTGTCCCAGACCGCCACACCGCGCCATGTGAACCCCGCGCACTGCAACGCGTCGGTGGTCAGTGGCAGCTGCCGCCAGTCGGTGAACAGCAACACGGGCGCGCCATCCCGCAGGACGCGGTTGCACTGCGCCAGCCACAGGTGCATCCATGCCAGATGTGAGCGCTGGTCGCGTTCGTCGCTGGGGAAGTCGGCATGCAGGCGCGGACCACCGCTCTGCATGTACTTCTCGTTCGGGCCGCGCTGGCGAGCAGAGGCGTGCGTGCCGCCGCTGGCATATGGCGGATCAGTGATGAGGGCGTCGAAGCTGTTGGCCGGGAGGGTCGGCAGGATGGTCAGCGCATCGCCTTGGATCAGTTCGTTGTTCATGGGTAGAGCTCTCTTCGTGGTGTCGCTCGCGGCGATCCATGGGGAGGCTCTGGGCCTTCATGTGATTCATCTCCCCGCATCGGGGGCATTTGATCTGCAGGTCATGGTCGCCCACCGCCTTGGCCAGCAGGCGAGCGCACGCGCCGCAGCGCAGGTTCTGTCGGGTCATCATCATGCGGCGGGCGCCAGCTCGAAGGGATCGAAGGCGATCACGTCCTGGCCAAGCCATTCGTTGATCGCAGTCATGCGCGTCTGCAGCGGCGCCAGCTCCATCGCCGACCACACCATTGCCGCCTCGCGGATCGAACCGAAGCCGCCGCTGTTCTGCGGCACGATCCCCAGCAGCTGAGGCGGGGTCCGCAGCGACGCCAGCATGTCGTCGCGGGTGACGCTCTTGATGCCGGTGAACTCATCCTTGGCCGCCACTTCGCTGACCGGGATCAGCTGCAGGCCGTCCTTCTTCCCATTCGGTGAATGCACGAACAGGTTGCGGAAATTGCCCGGCCCGCGCGACTGCCGCAGCGCCTCGCGCAGCTTCGATACATCCCCGTCCTCGGGTTGCGGATCGGTCAGGTACAGAATGAACCCGGCATGCGAACCGTTGTTGTAATACTTGCGGCGGAACAGCGTGGCCGATTCGTTCAGCAGCGCTGACTGCACCGCCGGCATCCACTCCGGTAGGCCATAGACCTCCTGATCGGGATCGGCCTCGCGCAGCTGGAACACCTCGCCCGGCTTGAACTCATGCTCAATCCGGCCGGCCCGCACCTGAAAGAACTCACCCGCCTCAACACCGCGCCGCATGTACTGCGCCAACGGCACGGCCAGGCTGTGCGCGTTGCCGGACATAGCGCGGCGGCGCTCAACGTAGGCCATGCCGAAGGTGATGTAGTCCAGCGCCAGCTGCGCGAACGCTTCCCGAGTCAGCAGCTTGTGCGGGCGGAAGGTTCGCACCAGCATGTTGCGCTTGAACGTCAGCCCGCTCTGCAGATAGGGATTGGCACGGGTGGTGCGCGACAACCCATGCAGATCCACCGGTGGCTCGTAGTAGCGACCGTTGCGCCAGCATTCGAGGTAATCAAAGATACCCCGCGATTCCAGCACCGGGGTGGGGTCGCCGAAGGTGAATACCTCGGTGGTGGCCGGCGGCGCCACGCTGGCGCCCTGGTCGGTGTCTGCCATCAGAAAATCTCCATAGAGCCGCGAGCGGCGGTACCGCCTTCGAGCGGTTCGTTCTGCAGTGCGTGCATGAGTGCCCACGCCAGATCGGCGTGGCCGGTGGTGCGCGAACGTCCGGCCGTGTAGGTGACCTGGCGCCCGCTGGGTGTGATGGTTTTCTGGATAGCCAGCAGCGACTGAGTGAGGTCGGTCCAGCCCGCGTCGTATTCGAGGCGCTCGTTCTTGATGACGTCGAATGCCTTCAACACCAGCCGCGTTTTGACCTCGGGGGAGTAATTGAAGATGGTCACACCGGGGAAGAACTGGCGGACCAGCTGCGCAACGCCTGTGCCCATGCCGGTGGCATCGATGCCGATGTACGTCACCCAATAGCGCAGGGTCACCTGCTGGATAAAGGCGGCCTGGGCAGCAAAGTCCATGCCCTTGAACTGATGCCGTTCCAGTACGCGGAACTTCCCACCGGGCACCAGCGGCGGCGCGACCACGACGATGCCGGCGCTGTCGCCCGTCTCGGCCGGGTCGTAGCCGATCCACACCGCGCGGTCGCCGTAGGGCCGGATGGCCAGCGGCTTGAAATCGTCTACCCACTCCACCCAGCTGTCGACCTGGCAGGGCTGCAGCATGGTGAGCGGGAAGATGCTAGCGCTATCGTCTACGAACTCGCACATCAGCAGGTTGGCGAATTCCTCGGCGCTATAGTCCCGGCGCAGTTCTTCGATATCGAACAGGTCGCAGCCCCGGCCAGCCGCATCCAGCACGGTCACGATCTGGCGCCAGATGGCGTCCTCGCATCGGCGCCCGCCCATCAGCCGCGCATGGCTTACATCCAACTGGATCTGCTGGGAGACCGGTCGGCCCTTGTTGAAGCGGTCGCCGGTCCAGAAGTCGAACGCCTCATGGGCCATCGTTGACGGCGTGCTGAAATACGTCTTGCGCCACTTCTTGTGCATCGCCATGCCGCTGGCGACCTTGTTCAGCTGGTTGAAACCGTAGGTCCAGAAGAACTCATCGAAGTAGAAGTTGCCGTGGTAGCCCTGGGCGGTGCGGGCATTGGTACCCAAGAAGAACAGCTCGGCTCCATTGGCCAAGGTGATCGGGTCACCCGTCAGGTCGCGGTCCAGCACCTCACGCACGAAGCCGCGCATGTAGCCGAGGAAGATGTGCGCCTGGCTCTTGGAAGCACTCAGGAAGATCTGATTGCGGCCGGTGGTCAACGCATCAATCAGCGCCTCGCGGGCGAAGTAGAACGTGGCGCCGATCTGCCGGGATTTCAGGATGACCCGCGTACGCTCGTTGCCGGCGCGGTACCAATCGCGTTGATAGTCGAAGCAACCATCCACGAACGCCGTCTGCAGTCGTTCGATTTCCTCCTCGCTGAACTCGTTCTTGCGTGCCTTCTTCTTTGGCTTGGCGTTGCGATTGGCCACCGCCGGATTCAGATCCGACTCGTTGCCACCGCCCTGGTAGCGCTGGATGCGCGCCTGTCGTTCCAGCTGGCGGTGCAGCAGATCAATTTCCTTGAAGTCGCCGCCGGTCTTCCCCTCTTTGTGGATGAGGATGGCAAGGCGTGCTTCCAGCGCGCCGCCAATACGCTCCACCGTGTCGGCGCGGTCCCATTCGTCACGCGCCTTCCAGCTGTGGACGGTCCGTTCTTTCTCGCCTATCAGTGAGGCGATATCGCACACACGCCAGCCCATCCAGTAAAGGAATTTGGCTTGGCGCCGTGGATCGACGTGGAGTTGTTCGGCTACGCTGGTCACGTGAACAGGTTGACCGGGGTCGCGCGTGCGCGACACGAAAAACCTACGTAGAACAGCGGCTTACAAACCAACCGCATTGCCGCTCCAACGCCCTCATTCGACCATGGGTCATCACATCGAGAACCGATGTGCACCGACACCAGCAGAGGGCGAGATGGCCACCAAAAACAAGAAGCGTTCCGAGTTCTTCCGTGTGGCCGTCGAAGGCGCCACCACCGACGGCCGCGTGATCGACCGGCAGCAGATTGTCGAGATTGCCGAGACCTACAACCCCGAGGTCTACGGCGCCCGGATCTGGATGGAACACATCCGCAGCTCGCTGCCCGATAGCCCGTTCCGTGCCTACGGCGACGTGGTGGCGGTCAAGGCCGAAGAGGTCGATATCGCCGGCAAGAAGAAGCTCGCCCTGTTCGCGCAGGTGGAACCGACTGATGACCTGGTGGAGATCGTCAACAGCCGCAAACAGAAGGTCTTTACCAGCATCGAAATTGCCCCGGAGTTCGCCGACAGCGGCAAGGCGTATCTGTTCGGCCTGGCCGTGACCGACTCGCCGGCGAGCCTGGGCACCAGCATGCTGGCCTTCTCCGCCAAGCACCCCGAAGACAGCCCGTTGAAGGATCGCAAGCAGGCCCCGGAGAACCTGTTCACCGAGGCTGCCGAGACCACAATCAACTTCACCACCGCCGAGCCCGCCAGCGCACGCCCCGGCCCGGTTGCGACGCTCCTGTCCACCCTGGGCATCGGCAAGAAGCCCGCCCCGGTTCCGCCGGCCAAGGACGAAATCGACTTCGACGTGGGCGCGTTCGCCGATCAGCTGATGGAAGCGGTAGGCGAGCAGGACGCGGCGATGGCGCGGCTGGCTCAGGACAACCGCGCCCTGCGCGAGCAGGTGCAGGCGCTGTCCACGCAGGTGGCCAGCTTCCGCAAGAAGCTTGATGAAACCCCGCAGGGCTTCACCCAGCGCCCCGTCATCACCGGCGGCAAGGACGTGGACGCCAAGAACGTCACCGACTGCTGATCGCCCCCACCTTCCAGATACCCGGAGAAACTCATGCGTACCGAAACCCGCCGCCTGTTCGACGGCTTCACTCAGCAGATCGCAACGCTCAACAACGTCAGCGGCGTCGTCAACACCTTCGCGGTGGAGCCGACTGTGCAGCAGGCCCTCGAAGCTCGCATGCAGGAGAACAGCACCTTCCTGCAGGCCATCAACATGCCCGGCGTCGCCGAACTCAAGGGCGAGAAGATCGGCGTGGGCATCAATGGCACCATCGCCGGCCGCACCGACACCAGCGGCAATGGCGAGCGCAATCCGTCTGATCCGACCGCGCTGGACGCGCAGGGCTACGAGTGCCAGAAAACCGACTTTGACACGGCACTGCCGTATGCCCGGCTCGATGCCTGGGCACACCGCCCCGAGTTCCAGACGCTCATCCGCGACGCCATCATCCAGCGGCAGGCGCTGGATCGCATCATGATCGGCTGGAATGGCACCAGCATTGCTAAGAACACTGATCGCGTCGCCAACCCGCTGCTGCAGGATGTGAACAAGGGTTGGCTGCAGAAGTACCGCGAACACGCGCCCGAGCGCGTCATGAAGGAAGGCGCGGCCGGGTCAGGCAAGATCAAGGTCGGCGGCACCGACGCCGATTACGGCAACATCGACGCGCTGGTGATGGATCTGGTGGCCAACCTGATCGATCCGTGGCATCAGGATGACACCAGCCTGGTGGTGATCTGCGGCCGTTCGCTGGTCCACGACAAGTATTTCCCCATCGTCAACGGCAACAACACCCCGACCGAGAAGGTCGCGGCCGAACTGATCCTGGGCACGAAGCGAATCGGTGGCCTGCAGCCGGTCATCGTGCCGTTCTTCCCGGCCAAGTCGTTGATGGTGACCTCGCTGAGCAACCTGTCGCTGTACTGGCAGATCGGTGGCCGTCGCCGTCACATCATGGAACAGCCGAACAAGAACCGCGTCGCCAACTTCGAGTCGTCCAACGATGACTACGTGATCGAGGACTACGGCTTGGGTGCCATCGCCGAAAACATCGAGTTCGGGGAGTAAGTCATGGCAGATACCCCGGCGAGCCGGCACCTGAAACGTGTGCTGGCAGAGCAGTCTGCCGCAGCGGTGGCCGGCAGCAACCTGATGGAAGGGACGACCATCTATCAGCAGATGCAACTGCGCCTGGCTCATGACCGTGCACGACTGAAACAGATCCAGTCCACACAGGCAAAGGCCACGCTCAAGGTCACCCTCTTGCCCGATTACGCCCCGTACGTCGAAGGCGTGCTTGCGGCCAATCAGGGTGGTGAAGATCAGATCGTGTCCACCGTGATGCTGTGGAGCATGGACGCCGGCGAGTATCACCGCGCTCTGGACATCGCCGAATACGTACTGGCCCATGGCCTGTCGATGCCCGATGAGTTCAGCCGAACGGCCGGGTGCGTGGTCGCCGAGGAAATTGGTGTGGCCGCGCTCAACGCCCTGAAAACCGGCGTCGAGTTCGATCCTGCGGTACTGACCCGGGCGATGGAGCTGACCGAGGGCCAGGACATGCCCGATCAGGTCCGTGCCCGGCTGCTGCTGGCGCGCGCACGCGGCCTGCTGCCACCCGACACCGAGGCAACGCCGCTGGATGCCGAGGGCGTTGCCCAGGCCGTCGAGGATCTGCGCCGCGCCATCCAGCTGCATGACAGCTGCGGTGGCAAGGAAGACCTCAAGCGCGCCGAGCGTCTGCAGAAGAAGTTCGAGGCCAGCCAGTCCAACGACTGACCTCACACCGAGCGTACCCCGCAACCCCGCCGGCTCGGGGCCGATCACCAAGACCTCTCTCCCTTGGTGTGACGCCCCGACCACCGGCGACCTACGAGGCCACCATGAGCAGCTTCACCGCCAACGCATCGCCCGTCGCAACACAGCCCCCCGTTACCGCCGGCGCATTCTGGCCGGAGATCGATGTGGCCGTGCTGCGCGAGGCAATCCGAGTTCCCGGTGATGTGACGCAGCAGCGCATGCGGGCAACGGTGGTGATGGCGGTTATGTCCGTCACGGGGGAACTGGAACAGTGGCAGGCGGACAAGGAAGCCGCCGGCTACGCAACGTTGGCCGAGGTACCCGCGCGGCTGATCGATGACACCTCGCGGCTGGTGCAGCTCTATCTACGTGCCGTGTACTGCGCTACGGCCGTGGAGCTGCACGAACGCTACCGGGCTTACGACGCTACGGCGCAGGGCAACCAGCGCGCCGACGATCTGAGCCCGACCATTGATGAGATGCGGCGCGATCAGCGCAATGCGATCAGCGATCTGCTCGGTACCCGCCGGGTGACGGTGGAGCTGATCTGATGCGCGTGGTGGCTCTGCAGGGCGACACCATCGACGCGCTCTGCCACCGGCACCTGGGCACCACTGCCGGGATGACCGAGAAGGTGATGGCGCTGAACTACGGAATCAGCCTGCACGGGCCGGTTCTTCCGATGGGCACCGTGGTGGAGCTACCCGACGTGCCCACCACATCCACAGGCGCGGTGATGCGCCCCCTTGTCCAGCTATGGGATTGACGATGACCGAACCAACCTCCACCGGCAGTATGGCGGCGCTGGCCACCGGCGTGGGCCTTGCCTCGCTGCTGCCCGGCATCGAAACCGATGCCTTCATTGGCGCCTTCGCCGGTGCGACGCTGTTTGTCGTCTCTGCCAAGGACCTGTCCATCTGGAAGCGGCTGATCTACCTGGCCATCAGTGTCGTGGCCGGTTACATGGGCGGCACTGAGGTGATGCGGCGTTTCGACGTGGCGTCGAGCGGGCTGGCTGCCTTCCTGTGCGCGGCGACCATCATCACCCTCACCCTGGCCCTGATCGAGCGCAGCCGCAGCGCCGACCCGAGCCGCCTGCCGCGCGGAGGCACCGATGGCTGAGTTCCTGTCTACCGCCACGCTACTGTGCTGCGTGGCCATCTGCGTGCGCCTGCTGACCTACCGGCCGGCGCCCAATGCCAACCACCGCCACGGCATCGCCTGGTGCGCGTGGCTGCTGATCGTCGCCACCGGTGGCCAGGCACTGCAGATCATCCTGCAGGGCGCCCGCGCCAACGTCACCGCCTGGCAATTGGTGCTGCTGGTGGTGCTGTTGGTGGCCACCTATCGGGCGCGCGGCAACGTGGCCCACCTGTTTGGGAGCAACTGACATGCTGACCGCCGCCCTGCTCGCCCAGATCATGCAGTGCCCGTTACCACGCGCCCAGCGCTGGGCCGAGGCCCTGAATGCGGCCATGCAGCGCTTCGGCATCAACACGCCCGTGCGCGCGGCCTACTTCCTCGCCCAGCTCGGGCACGAAAGCTTGAGCCTGTCGCGTACCGAGGAATCCCTCAGCTACAGCCGCGAGCGCTTGCTGGAAGTGTTCGGCAAGTACGTTACGCCGGCCGAGGCTGCGGCTTTTGTCCACCAGCCGGCCATGCTGGGCAACCGCGTGTACGCCAACCGCAATGGCAACGGCAGCGAGGCCAGCGGCGATGGCTACCGGTTCCGCGGCCGTGGCCCGATGCAGCACACCGGCCGTGGGAACTACCGCAGTATGGGCCAGCTGATCGGCCAGCTGCTTGAGGATCAGCCCAGCCTGCTGATCGAGCCGGAAATCGGCGCCATGGCTGCGGCAGCGTTCTGGCACGTCAACGGCCTCAACACCTACGCCGACCAGCGCGACGTGCTTGCGGTCAGCCGGATCATCAATCTGGGCAACGTTCGCAGCCGCGCCACGCCCAACGGCATGGCCGACCGCACCGCCCGCACCAGCCGCGCCCTGGCCGCGCTGGGCGCACGCTGATGCTTTACCGCGTCCTCGCCCTGTCCGCCCTGGTGCTGGCCACCGCCGGGCTTTTCAGCTGCCAGCAGGCCCGGGTCGGCCGCGCCACTGCCGCGCTGGACCGTGCCAACGATTCGCTGGCTGCCGCCAACGCCGAGAAAGCCGAGCTGGCCAGCAAGCTGCAGCTTGCCGAAGGCACCACCCAGGTGGTCACCGAATACGTGGACCGCGTGCAGCTGGTCCATGAACGCGGCGCCACCATCGTCAAAGAGGTTCCCGTCTATGTCACTGCGACCGCTGATGCTGCCTGCACTGTTCCTGCTGGCTTCGTGCACATCCACGATGCCGCCGCGTCAGGCCACCCCCCCACCGGCCCTGCCGGAGATCCTGATGCGCCCGCCGCCGGCGTTACGCTCTCTGCCGTCGCCGAAACCACCGCCGCCAACTACGCCACCTGCCACGCTACAGCCGCCCAGGTGACTGGCCTGCAGGCGCTGGTCCGGCAGCTACACGATGCGTTGGCCCGGCAGGCGAGCACGCCATGAAGAAGCCCCAGCTGCTGCGCGACCACCTGGTCGCGGCGATCCCCGCCTTGCACGCAGACCCCGAGCGCCTGCTGATCTTCGTGGACAACGGTGGTCTCGCCGGCACCTATCGTCCCGGCGCTTCCTTCGAGTACCGCTACACGCTGGATCTGGTGCTGACCGACTTCGCCGGCTCCCCCGAAGCGGTGATGGTGCCCCTGCTGCAGTGGCTGACCCGGCACCAATCGGAACTGCTGGCCAACCCGGCGAACCGCGACAAGCTCACCTTCGAGGTGGACGTGCTGGCCGACAATCTGGTGGACCTGGCCATCAAGCTGACGCTCACCGAGCGGGTATGCGTGAGCCGTGCGGACGACGGCACCCTGGTACTGGAACACTTGGCCGAGCCGCCCACCGAGGGCGAGCATGCCGACACGCTGGCCGGGGGCACGCTGGTTGCCGACGGCCGGGTCATCGCAACGCTTCCGTCCATCGCCCAATGAACGAGGATCTGCAGCGCCTTGAGACGTGGGTGGCGCCGCTTCTGCAGCAGCTGCAGCCGGCTCAGCGTGGCAATCTGGCGCGCAGGGTAGGGATGGCCCTGCGCCGGGCCCAGCAACAGCGCATCACCGCCCAGCGCAATCCAGACGGCTCGCCATTCGCCCCTCGCCGCAATGCGCCGCCGCGCCGTGCAAAGGCCGGTCGCATCAAGCGCGGCGCCATGTTCGTGAAGATCCGACAGACCCGCTACCTGCGGGCGCGCAGCAATGCCAACGAGGCCACCGTGGGTTTCTCCGGGCGTGTCTCGCGAATCGCCCTGATCCACCAAGAGGGCCGCGCCGCCGCCGTCAGCAAGGACGGTCCGCGCATCACATACCCCAAGCGCCGGCTGCTGGGGTTCACACCGGCCGATGAACAGCTGGTGCGCGATTTGATCCTCGATCACCTGCGCGACCTGTAGCGTTATGCCCCGCTTTACAACTCGGTAGTGCTGGCCTCGCGCGCGCGCGATGGGAAGCTGAAACGCATCCCCCAGCCGGTGCCGACGTGTCCACCTTCACAGCCGTTGACCTGTCTCGACTGCCATTGCCCGACGTGTTCGAGCAGCTGGACTTCGAGCGCCTGCTCGCCCAGCGCGTGGTCGAGTTCAAGCGGTTCATGCCCGACTACGATGCGCTGGTCGAATCGGACCCGGTTTACAAGGTGCTGCAGGCCAGCGCCTACCGCGAGCTGATGCTGCGTGAGCAATTCAACCAGCGCGCACGGAGCCTGTTCCTGGCCTACGCGCAGGGCGCGGATCTGGATAACCTGGCTGCCCCCTTCGGCGTGACCCGAAAGCAGCTGGCACCGGCAGACCCTGAGGCCGGCACGCCGGCCCGCTTCGAGACCGATGCCGAGTTCCGGCGCCGAATTCAGCTCGCGCCGGAGGGCGTCTCGGTGGCTGGACCCGAGGGCGCGTACATCTTCCATACGCTCTCTGCGGACACCGGCGTACTCGATGCCAGCGCTACCAGCCCAGCGCCGGGCGACGTGGTGGTCACCGTACTTGGTCGCGATGGGGATGGAACGCCGTCGGCCGAGCTACTGGCGAAAGTGGACACCCTTCTGCAGAGCGGCCAAGTACGGCCACTGACAGATCGGGTGACCGTCGCACCGGCGCAGATCATCAGCTACACGGTGGACGCCGACCTCACCACCTTCAATGGCCCTGATGGCGCCCTGGTGATTGCCGAGGCGCGCCGGCGCCTGACCGCTTACATGGCCGAGGCACACCGCCTCGGGCGGGATATCGCTGTGTCGGCGATCTACGCGCAGTTGCATACCGACGGTGTGCAGCGCGTGCGTCTGCATAGCCCCCTTGCTGACCTCAGCATTGATCGAACCCAGGCCGCGCACTGCGTCCTGGTCACCATCAACCACGTGGGCGCCGATGAGTAGCGCCAGCCTGCTGCCGCCAAACGCGTCGGCGCTTGAACGCGCACTGGAAGCGGCCGACGCGACGGTACTTGGCATGCCCATGCGTCATGGCCGGATCAAAGATCCGTGGTCGTGCCCGGCCGAGTATCTGCCCTGGCTCGCTTGGGAACTCTCGCTGGATACATGGGACAGTGCGTGGCCCGAAAACATCAAGCGGCAGCGGATCGCTAGCGCGATCAACATCCAGCGCCACAAGGGCACCGCTGGCAGTGTGCGCGAGGTAATCGAGTCCTTTGGCGGGTCTGTAACGATCCGTGAATGGTGGCAGCAGGAGCCGCCTGGGCAGCCGCACACATTCGAGCTGGTGTTGACCCTATCCGGGCGTCCCGGCGTCGATCCGTCCGCCAAGTACGTTGAGGACGTCATCGCCGAGGTCAACCGAACCAAGCCCGTCCGATCCCACTTCACCTTCACCCAAGGCGCCGAGTTCGCCGAGCAGCTGGGGTTGATTGCAGCCGTCAAAGCCGTCGCTTACCGCCGCATGCAGATGACTACCGAGGAATGACCCGATGCGATTGAAGTTCACCACACGCGGCCGCGCCGCGCTGGTCAACGCTGCCCACACTGGTACCAAAGCAGTGACGGTGACCCAGGTTGGCGTCACCGAGCGCGCGTTCACCCCTGACCCTAACGGAGGCGACCTCACCCTGCCGGGTGAACGCAAGCGCCTGACCACATTTGGTGGCAAGGCGGTAGCAGATGACGTGGTTCACCTTACCGTGCGCGATGAGACCACCGATTCCTACCAGCTGAGGGGCATCGGTCTGTACCTGGACGATGGAACGCTGCTGGCCGTCTACGGCAGCGACGCGGTGCTGCTGGAGAAGTCCACACAGGCGATGATGATGCTGGCCATCGACTGGCTGATGGCGGACATGGACGCCAAGCAGATCCAGTTCGGTAGTACCGACTTCCTCAATCCGCCAGCGACCGTCGAGACGCAAGGCGTGGTTGAGCTTGCCACCGACAGCGAAGCCATCGCAGGCACCGATCGACAGCGCGCACTCTCACCTGCCGCTTTCCGCGCGGGCCTGAATGACCGCCTTGGCAGCGGTGCGCCCACGCTATTAACCAAGACCATGCTTGGACGTGAAACCGCCGCCGAGGTGCGAAAGGATCTCGGAGTCAAGGGCGCCGCGCTTAAGGATGAGGGCACCGGCAATGGCCTTGACGCCGACACCGTCGACGGCAAGCATGCGACCGACTTCGCAGCCAAGCAGCACAGGCATAGCATCGCCGATATCACTGATCTGCACTCGGAGCGCCTGCTGCCGGCAGGCATGGTCGCTCACTTCCCCACAGGCGGTCCGCCGCCGGGCTGGCTGCGCTGCAACGGCGCCGATGTGAGCCGCACCACGTACGCGGACCTGTTTGCAGTAATCGGCACCCTGTTCGGCAGTGCCAACGACATGACGTTCCGACTGCCTGACCTACGTGGCGAGTTCGTGCGCGGCTGGGATGACGGGCGAGGCGTCGACGGTGGTCGTGCCTTGGGTTCGCTGCAGGCTGCAACCGAGGTGCTGTCAAGCTGGGGCGCATCGGCGGGTGGCTTGGTTTCTGGTCAATATCAGTACTCGCTCGCCGACTTCGGCGTGCACACCACGAACGCCGACTCGTCGCGCCAGGTCAACAACGTGGGCAGTGGCCGACTCAGTCGCATGGATTCGATCAACGGCGGCGGACTGACGCTCATTGGCGTTCGGCCGCGCAACGTTGCGCTATTGGCCTGCATCAAGTACTGAGGCGCAAGCATGAAAACCAAGCTCGTTTGGCAATGCGATGACGCCGGTTACCTGATTGGCAGGGCCGCAGCGGATGAAAGCCCGCTTGAGCCCGGCGTCTTTCTGATTCCGTTTGGTGCAGTTGCGACCAAGCCGCCCCATTCGCTCACCGCCAAACAGGAATGGCGATGGTTGGCGGGCGCGTGGAAGGTAGTGGACGCTCGACCCACGCCGGCCCCGTCTCCACCCGAACAGCGGCTGGCCGATTTCCTGAAAGCCAACCCGGATATCACGGCGCTGCTCTCCCGTTGAACCGCCAGCACCCTGCGCATGTGTAGCGAGTCCAGCTACATGTGCCGCCACGTGCGCGCGCGAGCCACGGCGGCGAGCATGGCCGTATGGATAGCGGCCTGCCACAGAAAGTGAGCAACATGATGCGCGACGGCGTGGTGACGGAAGTCGATCACGCCGCTGCCCTTTGCCGTGTCCGCAGCGGCGAGATGCAGACCGACTTCATACCGTGGATGACGCCTGCCGCTGGCAAGGTCCGCGTGTGGTTGCCGCCAAGCGTCGGCGAGCAGGTCCAGCTGCTGTGCATCGACGGCGACCTGGCCAACGCGGTCGCCTTGCCCGGCCTGTTCAGCGCCACCGTCCCTGCGCCATCCAGCAACCCGGATCTGACACTGATCCAGTTCGCCGACAGCGCAACGGTCGCCTACGACAGCGCGGCCCACGCGCTGACGGCGAACCTCCCCGCAGGCGGTACCGTCAGCATCGTGGCTGACGGCGGGGTGCGCATCTCCGGCCCTGTCTCGATTGATGGCGATGTGATCATCACCGGCAAGGCTGAGGTCAGCGAAGACGTGACCGGCGGCGGCATCAGCCTCAAGCAGCACAAGCACGGCGGGGTGCAGGCGGGCGGCGGCACCTCGGGACCGCCAGCATGATCGGGATGGATTCGATCACCGGCGGCAGCGCCGAGGGCACCGCTCACCTGGTCCAGTCCATCCGCGATGTGCTGACCACCCCAATCGGCTCACGCATCCAGCGCCGGGATTACGGCTCTCTATTGCCGGAGTTGATCGACCAGCCCTTCAACGATCACACGCGCCTGCAGCTTTTCGGCGCCACTGCCACCGCCCTCATGCGTTGGGAGCCACGGATGCGGCTTACTCGCGTTGCGCTCACGCCCGGTGACACACCCGGTGCATTCCTGCTCGATCTCGACTTCCAACTGCCGGGAGCCGGCCAGCAAAACACCCTCTCCATCCCCCTTCGCTTCCAAGCCCCATAACCGTAGGAGTCAACCATGGCCCAGGACTATCACCACGGCGTACGCGTCATTGAGTTGGATGGCGGCATCCGCCCAATTCGCACCGTCGCCACCGCTATCGTCGGCATCGTTTGCACGGCCTCCGATGCCGACGACACCACCTTTCCCATCGACACCCCGGTGCTGCTGACCGACGTTCGCGGCGCCATCGCCAAGGCCGGCACCACCGGCACGCTCGCAGGTGTTCTCAGCGCTATCGCTGACCAATCCAATCCGGTCACCGTCGTGGTGCGTGTGGACGAAGGCGAGGATGCCGCCGCTACCACCAGCAACGTGATCGGCACCGTCGCTGGTGGCCGCTACACCGGGCTGCAGGCGCTGCTGGTGGCTGAAAGCAAGCTGGGCGTCAAACCACGCATCATCGGCGCGCCGGGGCTGGATGTGGAGGCGGTAGCGACCAGCCTTGCTTCTATCTGCAAGAAGCTGCGCGCTATCGCCTACGTCGGCGTGGGCGAGGCAAAGACCGTCTCGGAGATCCTGCTCTACCGTAAAAAGTTCGGCGACCGCGAGCTGATGATGATGTGGCCTGACTTCCTGACCTGGGACACCACTGCCAACAAGGCAGCGGTCAGTTTCGCCACCGCTCGCGCTATCGGCCTGCGTGCCTTGATCGACCAGCAGACCGGCTGGCACAAGACCCTGTCCAACGTGAAGGTGCAGGGTGTGACCGGCATCAGCGCGGATGTGACCTGGGATCTGCAGGACCCGCAGACCGACGCCGGCCTGCTCAATGCGGCTCAGGTAACCACCCTCATCAACAGTCAGGGCTACCGTTTCTGGGGCTCGCGCACCTGCAGCGATGATCCGCTGTTCTCCTTCGAGTCGGCCACACGCACCGCGCAGATCCTGGCCGACACCATCGCCGAAGCGCAGCTGATCTACATCGACAAGCCGCTGCACCCGTCGCTGGTCAAGGACATGATCGAGACGATCAATGCCAAGTTCCGCGAGTTGAAGGCCGGCGGCTACGTGATCGACGCCAGCGCCTGGTACGACGAAGCCGCCAACCTGCCCACGCAGCTGTCCGACGGCAAATTGGCCATCGATTACGACTACACGCCGGTGCCGCCGCTGGAGAACCTCAACCTTCGTCAGCGCATTACCGACCGCTACTTCGCCGACTTCGCCACCCGCATCAACACCTGATGCCCTGAGGAACTACTCCCATGTCCCTGCCCAGCAAACTGAAGAATCTCAACCTGTTCAACGACGGCGCCAGCTACCTCGGGCAGGTAGTCGAGGTAAAGCTGCCCACCCTGACCCGCAAGATGGAAGAGTTCCGCGCCGGTGGCATGCTCGGCCCCATCGATATCGACCTGGGTCAGGAGAAGATCGAACTCGAATGGAAGTGCGGCGGCCTGATGCGCGACGTGCTGCGGCAATACGGCGCGGTGCGTCACAACGCGGTGCAGCTGCGTTTCGCTGGCGCCTACCAGCGCGAGGACACTGCTGATGTGGACGCTGTGGAGATCGTCATCCGAGGTCGCCACAGCGAAATCGACGCCGGCACCGGCAAGGTCGGTGACGACACCGAATTCAGCGTCAAGACCACCGCCAGCTACTACAAGCTGAGCATCAACGGCCGGACCGAAATCGAGATCGATATGGTCGGCATGGTGTTCATCGTCAACGGTGTTGACCAGCTGGCCGCCCAGCGCCGCGCCATCGGCGCCTGATCCCCTTTTCCCTCCTGGCCACATCCGTGGCCGGGTTCACCCTGCGAGAGACCCGATGAACGATTCCACGAACCCCACCGCCGCCGCCGAGACCGCCGATCCCAACACCGTGGTACTCGAAACCCCGCTGCAGCGTGGCGACCAGCAGATCACCTCCATCCACCTGCGCAAGCCGAATTCCGGCGAGCTGCGCGGCCTCAAGCTGCAGGACCTGCTGCAGACCGAGGTCACCTCCCTGGCCACCCTGCTCCCGCGCATCAGCACGCCGACGCTGACGGCAGCTGATGTGAACAACCTCGACCCGGTTGATCTGGTGTCGGTGGCCACCGTCGTCGTGCATTTTTTCTTGTCGAAGGCGCAGAGGGAATTCCTGCCTGCGTAGAGGATTTCATGGCCGATATCGCGGCCATCTTCGGGTTCACCCTGACCGAGCTGTCGGCCCTGAGCCTTTCTGAGTTGGTGCAGTGGCGCGAGCGCGCCCGAGTGAGAAGCGGAGCAGAGCAGTGACACAGTTCCCCCACGCTGGTGCCGCATGAGCGGCGGCAACCTTCGCCTGCAGGTCGTCCTGCAGGCGCTCGACCAAGCCACCGCGCCGTTCCGCAAGGTCATGGCCGGCAGCAAGGGGCTGTCCAGCGCCCTGCAGGAGCAACAAGCCACGCTGCGGCGGCTCAACGCCGCCCAGCGCGACGTAGGCGCATACCGGCAGGCCCAAGCTGCCACGCGCTCGCTGCAGTCCGCCCATGAGGCGGCTACCGCCAAGGTGCGGCAGCTGGCGGGCGAGATTGCCCGCTCCAATGCTCCTACCCGCGCCATGAGCAAAGCACTGAACGAGGCTAAGCGCTCTGCCGCCTCGTTGAAGACCCAGCACCAGCAGAGCGCAGTGGAACTGCAGCGCCTGCGCACCGGTCTGGACCGCGCCGGCATCAGCACCCAGCAGCTGGGAAGCCATGAGCGCAAGCTGCGCACCGACATTGCGGCGACCAGCGCAAAGATGGATGAGCAGCGCACACGCCTGGCCTCGCTGGACGCGGCCATGGCGCGTAGCCGCAAGATCCACAGCGCCGGCATGACCGCAGCGGCCACCGGCACCGGTATGGCGTTGGCGGCGGCGACCGCGCTGCGCGTGCAGGCATTCCCGATTGCTCAGGCCATGACGTTCGAGTCGGCGATGGCCGACGTCAAGAAGGTGGTCGATTTCGATTCGCCCGAGCAGTTCAAGCAGATGAGCCGGGACGTTGAGGATCTGTCCCAGCGTCTGCCTATGGTGCCGGCCGACATTGCCAAGATCGTCGCTGCCGCCGGTCAGGCATCAATCCCCCGGCAGGAGCTGGTGCGCTTCGCTGAGGACGCGGCGAAGATGGGCGTGGCCTTCGACAGCACCGCCGAAGAAGCGGGCCAGATGATGGCGACCTGGCGCACCGCCTTCCGGATGGGCCAGGACGATGTAGTTGTGCTGGCCGACAAGATCAACTACCTGGGCAACACCGGCCCGGCCAGCGTGCAGAAGATCAGCGATGTGGTGAACCGCATCGGTGCGCTTGGCGAGGTTGCCGGCTTGGGCAGCGGGCCGCTGGCAGCGCTGGGCGCAACCGTGGCCGGTATGGGCATCGAGTCCGAAGTGTCCGCCACTGGCATCAAGAACATGCTGCTGACGCTGTCCTCTGGCGATGCCGCGACCAAGCGCCAGGTCGAATCATTCAAGAAGCTTGGATTGAATGCCGGCGATATGGCCCAGGCCATGCAGAAGGACGCCGGCGGCGCGATCATGCAGGTGTTGGAGAAGCTGAAACAGCTACCCAAGGCCGAGCAGGCCGCCACGATGACGCAGCTGTTCGGCCGCGAGTCCATCGGCGCCATCGCACCGCTGCTCACCAATCTGGAACTGCTCAAGGACAACTTCGGCAAGGTCGCCGATGAGCAGAAGTACGGCGGCTCGATGAACAACGAGTACGCCGCGCGCGTGGCCACGTCCGAGAACGCCTTGCAGTTGTTGAAGAACACCGGCCTGGTGCTGTCGCAGAGCATCGGGCAAACCCTGCTGCCGACGTTCAAGGAACTGGCCGAGAAGACTGCTGCGGTGGTGGGCAAGGTCACTGGCTGGGTGCGCGAGAACCCTCAGCTCACCGCGTCCATCGCCAAGCTGGCCATCGGTGGCACTGCCCTGGCCACCGCGCTGGGCGGCCTGCTCGTGGCCGGCGGCGTGGGCGCCATGGCGCTGACGCAGATCCACAAGGCCACAACGCTGCTCAGTGGCGGCGGTGGCATCGGCAAGTTGATCGGCCAGGTGCTTTCACTCGGGGGCCGGGCCTTCCCGATGCTGTTCAATGTCGGCCGCATGCTGCTGCCGCTGCTCGGTGGCATCAGCCTGCCGGTGCTGGCTATCGGCGTTGCCATTGGCGTGGTGGCTGCGCTGGTCTGGAAATACTGGGAGCCGATCAAAGCATTCATGATCGGTGTATGGCAGGGCATCCTCGACGTGGTGAACCCCATCATGGCCGAGTTGATGACCGCCCTCGAACCGCTGGGCCCGGTGTGGGACATGATTTCCGGCGCGATGAGTCAGGCGTGGGATTGGGTCAAGAAGCTGTTTACCCCGTTCGAGGCAACCAGCGAGCAGCTGCAGGGCGCCACCGATGCCGGCCGAGGCTTCGGCCAGATCCTGGGCAACGTGCTGACGGTCAACTTGCGCATGGCAGTGAAGGCCATCGGCTGGCTGGTGGATGCCTTCACCACGATTCTGCCGGTGATCCAGAACGCCGTCGGCGGCGCGTGGACGTACCTGCAGGGCGCGTGGGATCTGATCGTGGGGTTGTTCACCCTCGACGGCGGCAAGATCCGCGCGGGCCTGACGGCCATGTGGGAGGGCGCCAATCAGATCCTGCTTAGCTGGCCGGCGAAGATGATGCAGGCCGGCGTCGATATGATTGCGGGCCTCATCAACGGCGTGAAGTCGATGGGCGGCGCGGCCTTCGATGCCATTGCCGGCATCGCCGAAGGTGTGACGATCAAGTTCAAGAGCATGCTCGGCATTCACAGCCCGTCGCGTGTGTTCGCTCAGTTCGGCGACTTCACCATGCAGGGCTTGGCCGGTGGCCTCGACCGCAGCCAGGGCGAGCCGCTGCAGCAGGTGGCCAGCCTGGGCGACCGCATGAAGCAGGCAGGCGCCGGGATCGCGCTGGGCGCCGCTGCGCTGCCCGCGCTGGCCGCTGGTGGCCCGGTGGTGGCGCCCGGTGCCGCGCCGGGCGCAGCGGGCGCTACAGGAGCGGCCAGCTACACCATCAACATCACCGCACCCGCTGGCAGCGACGGCCAAGCAATCGCCGACCTGGTGCGGCAGACCATCGAACAGATCGAGCGCGACAGGGCGAGCCGGCGCGGTTCGCGCCTGTCCGACTGAGGGCAACCACCATGATGATGACCTACGGCACCTTTGTGTTTTCCCTGTCCACAGCTGCATACGAGCAGCTGCAGCGGCAGATGACGTGGCGACACGCGAGCAGCGAACGCCTGGGCGCGCGCCCGGCGCGGCAGTACGTCGGGCCCGGCGACGACAGCATCAGCCTGCAGGGCACCATCAGCGCCGAGCTGGTAGACAACCTGCAGGTGCTGGACGAACTGCGCGAGCTGGCCGACCAAGGCAAGCCGCAGGCGCTGGTGGAGGGTAGTGGCAGGGTGTACGGCGCCTACCTGCTGGTCAGCCTGAGCGAGACGCGGAAGGAGTTCTTCCCCGACGGTACGCCACGCCTGATCGAGTTCCAGCTGCAGCTGGAGCGCGACGACGATGGCGCTGCCGAGGCTGTGGCATGAGGGCGAGCCCGTACCCCATTCCGGCATGGCGCGTGATGCTGGATGGCCAGGATCTTACCGACCGGATGGCGCCGCGCCTGCTCGACCTGTCCCTGACCGAGAGCCGGGGCGATGAGGCCGACGAAGTGAGCCTGCGCCTGCATGACCATGACGGCATGCTGGCGCTGCCGCGCCGGGGCGTCACCCTGCAGGTGGCCATCGGCTGGCGCGACAGTGGCCTGTTCGACAAGGGCACCTTCAAGGTCGATGACGTGGAGCACAGCGGCGCGCCCGATATCGTCAGCATCCGTGCGCGCTCGGCCGACCTGACCGGCGCCGTGCGCAGTCGCCGTGAGCGTAGCTGGCACGACACCACCCTGGGCGACATCCTGACCGCCATCGCCGGCGAACACTCGCTGCGTCCGTCCATCGCCGCGGATCTGGCGAGTGTGCGCATCCCCCATCTGGACCAAGCCAACGAGAGTGATATCAACCTGCTCACGCGTTTGGGTAAGCGCTTCGACGCGGTGGCCACGGTGAAGGCCGGGGCGCTGATCTTCGCGCCCATTGGCGCTGGCACCACAGCCAGCGGCGCACCGTTGCCCGGCGTGCAGATCACACGTGCATCGGGCGACCAGCATCGCTACACCGTCGCCGACCGGGACAGCTACACAGGCGTGCGTGCGTACTGGGGTGACCGCAAGGCAGCACGCCGCACCGGCGTGCTGGTGGGCACGTCGGACAACGAGAAGAAGCTGCAGGCTACCTACTCCACAGCCGACGAAGCGCGGCAGCATGCCGAGGCGGAGTTCAAGCGGCTGGAGCGTGGCACAGCCCAGCTGAGCTATCGCCTAGCGCTCGGCCGGGCCGATATCTATCCCGAGCAGACGGTGACAGTAAGTGGGTTCAAGCCGCAGATCGATGGCACCGATTGGCTGGTGGCCAAGACGACGCACACCATCGACGGCAGTGGCGGATTCGTCACCGCGTTAGAGCTCGAGCGCGGCTAGCCATCCTCCGATGTAAATGCATACGCGAGCTTGCCCGGACCAGTGTGATCTCCGATGTGGATTGTTACCGAGGTACCGGCAGGCACGTAAGGCGCAATCAGCTCGCCAACGCGTTTCTTAAAGGATGCTCGTCCCACCAACTTTTCATCAGAATCCGGCACTAAGTAGATGTGCCATGCACTAGCCTCATCCCAGTCAGCCATCCGCCGCAAAATCAGCTTTCCCTCTGATTCCAGCGAGGAGGTCATCATCCGCAACCCTGCAACGAGAACCAATTCGGTCGTGCCGTCGTCATTGTTTCGAATTCCAAAAGTACCCACTGACCCTAGCAGGCGGGTTTTTGCCCCCAAGGATTCCAGCAAATTTTTGTAGTCGAGACCTTCTAGGTGGGAGTGAAACACGCCAAGCGGCTCCCCGTTCTTATGGCTGGCACCCCTCGCAATCATCCAACCCCTTTGTACGGCGAATTTTGGAGCGACATGCTCCGCCTGCAGAGCGTCGGTGATGGTCTGGTCGTCCACCTTCAGCTTCAGCCTGGACTTTGCGTTCGCTGCAAACGTAGACAAGGTATACATACCGAAGTCACGGACTCTAGCCACTCGCTGCATCTCCATCACCAGTTCCGGTTGTGGTTTTTTTCCTGCTTTTCCACGAGTGTCCAACCACCAGTCATCCTTGACGTCCGATGTGACGAAGATCACTCCTTCCGGCTTCTCCCTCTGGCAATGCTCGATCAAACCAGCCCAGACCATGTAGTCACCATACTGGCGCTGATAGACGAGGCCATCGACCAAATGGGTACCGATCTTCTTTTCGTCAAGATGCCCCGGACCGAGGCCGCTGGCATACCTTTTTGCAGCGATTTCCTCGGCGGCGTCCACAACCGATTGATCGCTCGGCCTAGCCCCGATCCTCCCCTCAAGCAGCTTCTCAAGAAAATCACGAATCTCATCGTCATCGCTCGGCGCAATGTAGTTGCTTCGCTCCTTCCTTGCTATTGCATAGAGCTCCTTGGCCTTAGCCTCAATTTCAACAAATTTTTCGGAAAGCTCCGGCCAGCAGGCTCGCTTCGTGACCTTTTCCTCAGTGACGATCGCCTTGAAATCGACGAACGACCCACGGAAATCTCGCTCCATTTTTTCAGCTGCTTCGAATTCATCGCGCAACGTGTTGAGGCGATTACTGTGATATTCGACAAGAACGTGATAGGGGACCCATAAGCGGTCTCGCACGCTTTTGAGCACTTCAAAGATCTCCTCCCGCGACTTCCTGGGCATTCGGTACAGGCCCAGCAGGACGTTGGTATCCAGCGCGATTGTCGCGCCTTTCCACATTCGCGCAATGTCCCTGGCGCTGGGTTCGAAGTACCCCAGAAATTCGGCTCTCATGTATCCACCTTGTTAGTGATCTCTCTGCGACGATAGAGCTATCTGGAACCAAAGACGCGGACCACCACAAATTGTCCGCACGTGACGTTTTCGTTCGCCCGCTTCCCTGAAGCCAAGGCATACGACATGCCGGCTCGTCAAATTGCGTGCGCAGGCAACACGATGCCGAGGCTAGGGCGCGGGACTCAGCCGGGGCCGAATTCGCGACGAAGGGTTGCAAGTACGTCCCCGTAAGCCTCCCTGATGCGCCCCTTGGAAAAAGGGATGTACTGCACACCGTCAACGTTCGAGAATTCCACAACGTCCTCCTCTAAGAGCATGATCGCGCGTGAGAATCCAAGCCGGCCTTGAAAAATTCCGGCTTCATGGATTACGTTCTGTCTCGCACGCATTTCACCAGACGCGTCCATGTCTTCGCCGGTCATCACGAGAAGCGCGAAGGAAGATTTCGCTGCCATCGATTCAAGAATATCCCGTATAGAGTGTCCTGCGCGGGCGCCCGATTCGTAGCTTTCGATCCGATAGTCATGCTGATCGCGAAGGTGGTCGCGAAGGTCCTTCCACGCTGGACTTCTTCCGTGACCAATGAAAACCACCGGACTGGCAGCAGGAACGACCTCTGTCCCCTGCTTGCTATCGAACGGCCCGAATATGCGCTGGACGTTAGCGCGTGTTGGCGCCTTGACGTAAACGACGGCCCGCTGTCGCAGCTGGTTCACTTGCAGACGCACCGATCGGCCAGATAGGTAGACGCTGTATCCAGTTCCTTGAGGCACCGCAGCAAAGAACTCGTTCTCATCGTCAAACTCCCATTGACCATCGGCAAGATCAACCTTAAGCGCCTCATCCAAGAGCGGCTCTCCGATCTCGCTCAGCACCTCGCGATAGGTCTCGATTGCCGAACGGATCGTCTGCAAAGAGAATCGCGCTCCAGGGAATTCCGTACCTCGTTGCATTGTTTTCCCCTCAGTGACAGTTGATCTACGCCAAAGTGGTTTACGCTTCTTCCGGCGGCTTCTATGGCGGCGCGGGCTCAGTTGAGGTGTTGAGCTGATTCGCACGTCGCCCGTGAACACCTGGCCAATCACGGCCCCTTCAAACACGGTTTGACCACTGCAAACGCACGTCGCCGCACCATGCTCCACACCACTACTGCAACCCATATTCCTTCACACCCTATCGCGCGCCGCGCCGGCGCCTCATGCGGGCGAGTTAGCGGCCTGAATAGAGCAGTAGGTAAGGCTACGGCGTGGCTTTCTTCGATCCTTTCGGAGCCTTGACAACGATCTTCTGCGCGCGCAGATCCGCGTCGGCGCTGATCTGCTGGCCTATCGTTGCGTTCTGGAACAGGGTGCGTGGCGCCGTCCCGGCCGCTGCTGGTGCGACCCCGGTCAGTGCGGCCATGGCCGCGACCCGTGCCGATGGCGACGCGGTGCGCCAGGCGTTGAGCAGATCGGCATCGGATTCGGACAGCCGATCACGGCGACCGACCAGCACATAGGCCACATCCATGCCGAGTTCGTCGGCGGCGGCAAAGTACGCGCCGCCCGGCACGTGCGCGTCTTGCTCGAACAGGATCTGCGTGCGCTTGGCAACACCACAGGCCAATCCGATGGCCTCCTGAGTCAGACCCAGCCGCTTCCGTTCTTCTTTCAGGCGATTACCTACAGACACGCAATTCCCCCTTGACAGGTGCAGTTAACTTCACCACCATTTCGCCTAGAAATACACAGGGGAAACGGAATGAACGCCAAACGACGGACTACTGCGCCCACGCTGCGCACTGCTGAGCAGGCGCGCCAGTGGCTCATCGACAACGGCCTGTCAGTTACCGCCTTTGCGGAAGCCAACGGGTTGAGCCGCGATGCGGTGAACAACGCACTGCGCAGCGACAGCAAGTGCCGGATCGGCAAGACCCACGCCGCCGCAGTAGCCCTCGGCATGAAAGCCGCCCCTGATTCTCACACAGAATTGCCAAAAACCACCCGAATCCACGCCAACAAGGGCAAGGCCGGCACAGCCTCGGCGAGGAAGACCGTGGCCAAAAAGGCACCCAAGCGCGGGGCCAAGGCATGAACGCCCCTGTCGGCCAGCGTGCTGTGTTCACCTGCGACGCCTGCGGCACCCCGCTGACGAAGCGCACCAGCGCTCTGCAGCACCGTCACCTGCGCACCGATGCCTACGTGTGCCAGAACCCGATGTGCGGAGCGACCTATACAGGCATGTCGGAGCTGACCAGCATCGCTAGCCCCAGCGGCCTGCCCAACGCACCAGCCTGCGAGTTACCGCCCACACCCGGCTACGAGCGGTCGCTGCTGCAACAGCGGTGGAGGCTGGAGCGCGGCGAGGTACAGATGGACTGGATCGAATCCAGCGAATTCAACCAACAGGACAGCGGCGCCCTGCCCGCTCCCTGACTTTTCTATCCCCTTCCACCACCAACTGACCTGGCGCCATCTGGCGCCAGCAAGGGAGTGCTGCGCCTGTGATGCGCCACAAGACACAATTTGACGGATGGTCCTCGGCAATGGAGCCGAGTTTCGTCACCGCTCCGGTTCGTATCGAGTACGTGACCTATGCACAGAAGCAGCGCGACGCCGCCGAACTGCGCGCCCTGGTCGAAGCCCACATTGCAGCCGGCGGCGCCTATGTCGTGCTGTCTGCAACGACCGCAGCACAGGTGTCCGCATGAACCTGTCGGCTGCTCAAACCCATCTGCACATTTCTACACAGATTTACTTGACTTCCCCACGGACGGGGAGCAGGATCTGCGCCAAGGAGCTTAGAAACTCCGAGGATACAGCGGCATCCGCGCCCGTCAGCATCGCGGTTTTTTTGCGCCTGCAAAGCGAGCGCACCGACGTTTTTCTGCGTCGGGAGGCGGCAGCGATACAACACCCGCAAGGGGAAAGCTGTCGGCCGGTCTGTATCCCGGTTTCTAACCTCCCGACTTCCTCGGTGGGCCGCTTAGAAACGTCCCTCCGAGATCAATCCTCGGATACAGGAGACGTCTCCATGCCTCATGGCGCCCCTTCCACGCCCGGCAACCCTGCCGCGCGTCAAATCTCGCTCGCCTTCGGCCTGATCGCCGACACCCTCGAATGGCCCAACGACGACTATCAGGCGTTCATCGCCCGGCTGGTCGCCGTAGGTGTGTCTCCGCTCACCATCACCCTGGGCGACGTGCTGATGGCCTACACCGCGCAGTGCGATGCCCGCCGGGGCGCGCCTACTGCCGACGGCAAGGGGGTGCACTGATGGCCCCAACGAACGTGATCATGCCCGCCGAGGCGCTGCGCCCGGTCATCGTGCTGGAAACGCAGATCCCCGGCTTCGGGCTGCGCGCCTCCTTCGACCAGCGCCGGGTGCTGTACCTCGCCCTGATACACATCGATTCGGACGCCGCCGCAACCGTCTCCGCGCACAACTCGCGGAATGTGCAACGCGCCGCCACCGAGGGCATCCAGACCGGGACCGTGGTCTACCTGCTCGCCAAGGGCGAGGCCGACCGGTTCTTCGACTGGCTGCGCACCGGCGACAGCTATCCGGGCGGGGTGAACTGATGGCCAGCCACAACGGGCACACACCTCCTGCGCGCAACCCCGGCCCACCTGTAGCCGAGGATCGCGGTGCACAGGTGATCGGCGGCGACGACTACCAACGGCTGTGGCGCCTCAGCCACGCGGCCGACCTGCTCGGAAAGCTGCCGAGCGAAGCGGCGAAGATGCTGGAAATCGAGGCCGATCACACATCCGCCGTCGCCCACTACATCGCCGAGGACCTGGCCGCAATTCTGAGCCGGTCCCGCCCCGTAGACGAGTAATGCACCACCCCGCCCCTAGCAGCGCACCACCGCCGCTAGGGGACGGTCAGGAGAGAGCCATGCAACACCAACGCACGTCCGCGAATGCGGCGACCAAGGGCTGAGCCGGTATGCAAGAAGAGATCCGCCAACAGGTACTGTCGCGCATCGAGCGCGACTATGGCCTCAAGCACCGCAGTGGTACCGAGTACATGCGCGGCGGCAAGTGCCCCCACTGCGGCAAGAAGGAGCTATACACCAGCTTCCTCAAGCCTTGGGTACTGCGCTGCGGCCGACAGGCCAAGTGCGGTCAAGAGGTGCGCGTGCGCGACCTCTACGATGACCTGTTCGACGACTACTCCAAGCACAACCCACAGACGCCGCAGGCCCCGCACGCTGCCGCCGACGCGTACCTGGCCACAGGCCGCGGCTTCAACGTCAAGCCGCTGCAGGGGCTGTACACGCAGGAAGACTACTACGACCGCGACAAGCGACAAGGCACAGCCACGGTGCGATTCCCGTTGGTCAAGGGCGGCTGGTGGGAACGTCTGATCGACCGGCCGCACCGGTTCGGGAAGATGAAAGCCCGTTTCGCCCCAGGGGAGAGCTACGCCGGTGTGTGGTGGGGGGCAGCTGCGCGTGACCAGCTGCGTACCGCCCGCGAGGTCTGGATTGTAGAGGGCATCTTCGACGCCATCGCGCTGCTGCAGCGCGGGATCTGCGCCGTCGCCGCCATGTCGAGCAATGCCTTCCCCGAACTGTCCCTCAAGGAACTGTGCACCGCGCGGCCCAATGATCTGCCCATGCTGGTGTGGGCGCTGGACAACGAGCCCGGGGCACGTGGCTTCACGGCCAAGCACATCCGCCGCGCCGAGAAGTTGGGGTATCGCTGCAAGGCCGCGCAAATCGAACAGACCGGCGAGAAGAAGACCGACTGGAACGACCTGCACCTGCGCGCCCAGGCCGCTGAGGATGGCGACAGCCAGTGGCAGGCCGATATCGATCTGGCGCTGCACAACGGCGCGCTGCTCATGGCCCGCACCGCGATGGACAAGGGCCTCATCATGTATGAGCGCGAGAAGCACACAGAGTTCCACCTTGAACACAACTCGCGCCTGTACTGGTTCGAGTTCGACGCCCTGCGTTACGAAAAGTTGTGCCGCGAACGCGCAGTGGACCGCGACCTGGCCAGCGAGGACGAACTGGAAGCCGAAGAACTGGCCAAGATCCAGCGTGCAAGCGCCTCGATCCGGCAGATCGCCAACTGCTATCCCGAGGCCCTCTATTTCCAGAAGCACGAAGCCACCGATGAAAGCTGGTACTTCTTCCGTGTGGACTTCCCACACGACGCCCCGTCCGTAAAGGGCACCTTTACCGGTGCACAGATCGCCAGCGCCACCGAGTTCAAGAAGCGCCTGCTGAGCCTTGCGCAGGGCGCACTGTTCAGCGGTACCGGCAAGCATCTGGACAAGGTGATGGATGCGCAAACCTTCGGCATCAAGGACGTGGCTACGGTCGATTTCGTTGGCTACAGCCCCGACCACAAGGCGTACATCTTCGGCGACCTGGCCGTGCGCAATGGCGAAGTCACCCTGGCCAACGCCGAGGACTACTTCGAGTTCCCCAAGCTGCGCATCAAGACGACGCAGCGGTCGATCCGAATGGACATCCAACGCGACCACGAAGTCTACCGGGCCGAGTGGCTGCAGTGGCTGTGGACCTGCTTCGGCACGAACGGCATGGTGGCCCTTACGTTCTGGTTCGGTTCGCTGTTTGCCAACCAGATCCGCAGCGCACACAAGTCCTTCCCGTTCTTGGAGGCTACCGGCGAGGCCGGCGCCGGCAAGACCACGCTGCTGACGTTCCTCTGGAAGCTGCTGGCCCGCAGCGACTACGAAGGCTTCGACCCAGCCAAGTCATCCAAGGCCGGACGTGCCCGCGCCATGGGCCAGACCTCGGGCATGCCGGTGGTACTGCTGGAAGCAGACCGCGATGCACCGGACAAGGCGCACGCGAAGTCCTTTGAATGGGATGAACTGAAGGACTACTACGGTGGCGGCACGCTGGCTACGCGCGGCGTGCGCAACGGCGGCAACGAAACCTACGAGCCGCCTTTCCGGGGCACGATTGTCATCAGCCAAAACGCGGCCGTGGACGCCAGCGAGGCGATCATGACGCGTATCGTCAAGCTGCATTTCCGCAAGCCCAACGCCACCACCGAAAGCCGGCTTGCGGCGGACAACCTCAACGCCCTGCAGGTCGAAGACCTGAGCCACTTCCTCATCAAGGCAGTGCGGGCAGAGGCACAGGTGATGGAGAAGTTCGCCGAGCGCGTGCGGTTCTACGAGGCCAAGTTGCGCGAGAACAAGGATCTGCGCATGGAACGCCTCATCAAGAACCACTCGCAGATGCTTGCCCTGCTGGATGGGCTGCGCCTGGTCATCGACATTCCCGAAGACTTGGTGACGGCGACGCGCAAGGCGCTGGTTGGAATGGCAATGGAGCGCCAATCGGCCGTCAGCGCAGACCATCCCCTGGTCAACGAGTTCTGGGAAGCCTACGAGTATCTGGAGAGCATCGGCAACGGCGAGCGCCCAGTGGTCAACCACTCCCGCGATTCGCAGCGGATAGCCATCAACCTCAACGACTTCATCGCTAAGGCCGCGCACCACAGCCAGCCGGTTGCCGAATTGAAACTGCTACGTGCATACCTGCGCGACTCGCGCCGTTACAAGCTGGTCGATACCAACCTGACGGTAAACAGCGCCATCAAGACCAACAGCACCGGCGCCGGTGTGGCTGTTCGCTGCTGGGTGTTCAAGAAATGACGCGGCCGAACAATGCAGCGGTGCGCGCAGCGTTCTGGCAGGTAGTTGAAGCCGGCCTGGTATCGCGTGGCGTTGGCAACCACACCAGCGATCCTTCGCAACTGGCCGTCTGCATGCCAGAGGTTAGGACCGAAGCAAAGCGGTTGGGTGTGCGGCTTCCGGCGGGCAAATCGCTTCTCGATGCAATGCGCACATGCCACCGCTTGGTGGACGTGACGCCGATCCGTAGCCGTGTTCGACACAGCACCGTGACGTGCTGGATTTTCAGGAAGTAAGTGCAACAGCGGGCCGGCGGGAGGAGCACCACCTCCAACCCCAAGGCCATCCACCAACGAAGTTCAGGAGAGAACCATGCAACAGATGACAGGCAAAGCCATGACCACCCTCGCAAAGTCGCTGGATTCCAGCACCGGACCCGGAGCGGAGGCTATCACGGGTGTGCATAACCGTGTGATTGCTGGTAGCGGCGGCGAATCCGAGGCCAGCGCAACCATCACGCTGCACGTCACCCACAACCGCGTCATCGCCACGGCGATGCTGAACATGGGACCGGCCAAGGTCGCGCAGTGCGTGTTCGAGCGCCGAAAGGGAAGTAGCAAGGGCTGGGAGCTGGTGAAGGGAACCGACTTCAACGACGAAACCAGCTGTATTTCGCCCGAGCTGGCGGACCTGGCCAGCCGCGTGCCCTTCCCCTACGAGGTGGCCAACATGCTGCCCGGCAAGCGTGCTACGGCCGCTGCCATGGCGCAGGCCGCGCAGGAGGTGGCCAATGGCTGATTTCACCGCCCTGCTGGCCATGTGCATCCTACTGCCGGTCGCCGGCGCCACTATGCTCAAGATGTGGCAGACGCGCCCACCGCGTCGGCGCAACAGCGGTTTGGCCGTCGGCCAGGTCCCGCAGCCGCTGCGCCGTCGTGCACCCATGGCCGTTCGCCGCGTTGGGGGTGTCGCATGAACCTCGACCGCGTGATTCAAGTAGCACTGCAGGCAAAGCGCATGGGCGGGACAGGTCCGCTCTCCACGGGGGAGGCGCTGACCGCCGCCTTGGTCCTAAACCGACACGACTGGCTGGCCGACATGGACTACACCAGTGCACAGGCGCTGGATCGGATCGACGCAGACACCATCCAGCACTTGGGTGACGCTGCCCGCTGCGTGATCGGCAATGAGGAAGACAGCTTCGGCCCCGTGGCCCATGTGTACGACGCCATGGGGGAATGGCCTGGTACCAAAGAAGGGGGGTGCCGTCATGGCTGATTTCGAGAACGCTCGCCGCTTCCTCGCCGGCATCAGCAGCGTCGCCCAAGGTCCATACATCGCGGCCGCCACATGACACAGCAGCAGAAGACTCCGCCTCGCGTCCTTTTCACTTGCCCGGATGGTCACCCTGTCCGCTACATCCATGACCTGCGCCGCGAGAGTGCGGGCGGTGGGCACTTCATCGAATGCCGTTGCAGCACCACCGCAAAGCACCCCTCGTTCGATTTGGCGTGGGCGCACTGGCACAAGCAACACGGCCTGCAGCCGACCGCTGCGGCGGTGGAGCAATCGTTGCCAAGCAACGTGCTACAGATGAAATTGTTCACCGCAGGGAGAGCTTGAGCATGGCGCAGATCCTGCACTTCAACGATCTACAACGGATCTGCGCCCCTGATGGTCCGCCCCCTACGCCAAGCACGGTGGAACGGTGGGCGGATGCTCAAGGGATTCTGTATAAGTACGACCGGCGCGGGCGCATCTGGACCACAGTCGAGGCCATCAACGCGGCGTTGGGTCTGCCGGGCGCAACGACACACCCACACGAAACGACACTGCTGGAATTGGTTTGATGACACGTGGTCGAAGAAGGAAGTTCAACCCGGAGATCCCTGGTCACATTGACCAGGGATCGCTGCCGCGCGGCCTGTACTGGGAGGATGGCCGCTGGTACGTGCTTTCCCCTCACCCCGAGGGCGTTGGCCGGATCAAGATGACGGTGGCCAACGGCAACGCTCGGTTGTCGGACCTACACGCGATCATGGAGGCGCGGGGTGGTGGCAGTCTGCGCGGCTCGCTCGATCACCTGACCGAGATTTTCAAGAAATCCAGCGAGTACCTAGATCTCTCTGCCAAGTCGAGGGAAGGGTACGACTACTGCGCCGCGAAGGCATGCGGATACCTACTGCGCGATGGCCGCCTGCTTGGCCAGCAGCGCGTGGAGTACCTGTCGGTGCCGGTACTGCAACGCGTAGTGGAAACGCTGGCCACTGGCCGGCCCGCTATCGGAAAGCTGCCGGGGATCCCCGCGACGCCGGCAGCGGCCAACCGCGTCGCCAGCTACCTACGACGCCTCTTTGCTTGGGGTATCCGACACGGCCACTGCACCACCAATCCCGCTGACGGTATCCGCAAGGTGCGTGAGAAGCGCGACGCGCGCATGCCTGACCACGATTCGTTCGACGCGGTACTGCGCTTCGCCCGCACATGTGCCGGCCGGCAAGCGCATACCGCAGGCAGCTGCCCCCCCTATCTCCCTGCAGTGATGGTGCTGGCCTACGCGGTTCGACTGCGCGGCATTGAGGTGGACACTCTCACCGACGCCCACCTGCAGCATGAGGGCATCCGTAGCAACCGGCGTAAGGGGTCGCGTGACAATGTGACGCTATGGACCAAGGAATTACGCGCGGCTGTGAAGTGGCTGCAGGGCTATCGGGACGAACGGATGCAGGCCCACGGCCGACCGATACCGATTAAACCGGAGCAGCGACGCCTGCTGGTTTCGGAGTCCGGCACCCCGCTCACGAAATCTGCCCTCGACAGCGCTTGGCAACGGATGGTCCGCCGCGCGATTGCTGAGGGAGTGATCGAGAAGGATCAACGCTTTGCGCTCCACGGCCTGAAACATCGGGGAATCACCGACAGCGAAGACAAGGGCGCTGGTGGCCACGTAACGGAGGCCATGCGTCAGCTGTACGACCATTCCGTGCCGGTGGTCAAAGCGGCCGTGAAACCAAAAAAGAGCCGCTAA